AAGCTCGTAGGCCATGCGGGTCTTGCCCGTGCCATTCGTCCCGTACATCACCACAATACCCCCAGAATCGATTGTAGCGAGGGCTAGGCGGTAATGACCCCACCAGTCGTCTCCAACGCATTCTGGGGCATTCTGATAACGATGAGGAAACCCTTTTAGGGTATTCATGCCCTGCGCCCCCTTCTACGGAATGAGGCATCCAGAACATCGGTGAGCTGGTAGAACTGACGCTTGGCCTTGAACTCGTCCCAGTTGACCTCCCGTGTCGGCTCGATAGACTCCGATTCTTGGGTACGGATTAGCCTCTCGACCGCACTTGAGAGCGAACAATCCAGCCTCTTGGATAAGCTATCCACCCGTTTGAATGTCTCCACCGAGAGGGAGACTCGGATGTTAATCTTCTTGTCTTGGAGCTGGTTCCTCCTCCGCCCCGACCCGAAGCTGAATTTCCGCTTCTGGTTGAGCTTCCTGTTCGATGGTTGTTTTTCTAAAGATTCGTTCATAGTTTTCGTTGTATCGTTTCGTATCTACTCGTCTGGGTGAGTCGCCCTTTCCTGCACTCATGGTGGTTATTTCATGGATTTTGAGCCACGGCAACGCCATTTCTTGCGAGAAAGGTTATTAGGGCTGTTCGGGTCGTCCTTCCAGTCCCCCTTGATCTTCGCGGAACGGGCGCAATACGCATCTCCTTTGGCAGTCCCTGGCCGAATCCTATCACCACCATCTGCTGCTTTACCCGCCTGTCCATACTTCACAGTCCTAGTTCTACCCGTCTTTGGGTTCTTTACTTTTTTCTCAAATCTCTTTTCCATATATATAAATTGTATCAGATTCTACGGGAAATTCAATAGTCACCCTTTAGCTCTTTGATGCCGCGATCTAGGTTATCTTGCCTCCATTGTAGGCGTTTGATTGCCGTCTCGATCTGGGCTTCTAGGTCTAGGGCTTGCTGCCTCCATCGTTGAGATTCTGCTCGCCACAGATCACGCTCTGCAATTAGCTTGGCCTCACGCTCTGACCCCATGCCGAGAAGTCTAGCTTGTTCCTCGCCCTCCTGGCGCTCCTCGTAAAGTTCATCTCTTACACTATTTAATTGTTGCTCTTGAAGCTTGAAAAGGTCACGCCGAAATTCTAGATCCGCACGAGCCTCGTCGCGCTCAGCTTTAGCCTTGGCTGCCATGTCAACCGCGCATTCCCATTTGTTTTGCCAGCCTGTGATAGCTCCACGATGGAGTCTGGCTTCCTCCTCCATGTCGCCAATGGCCATCAGCACATCGTCGATAGCTTCTCCAATGTGCCAAGGATCTGGCTGTTCCATTTTGTCATTGCCCTTGCGCCACAGGTTATAATCACGCAGGACTTGGATTGCTTTTTCAGTTTTCATTGCTTCGCTTCTAGTTTCTCGATTTCTTGGAGTATTTTGCCCACAGCCTTCGCGATGTAGGGCCATTCCTCAACATTGAACTTAATGGTTTGCTCATCACCCTCTTGAGGAAATTGCTTTATTTCAATAAATGGCCCAGCAGCTTCATCCACGATGCTAATTTCAGTGGCTTGATAGCTGAAGATAGGCTCGCCTTTTGGCAGTACAGTTATTCTTGATGTTATCGCATTCATAGTTGTTAAAGGTTCCACCTTGCCGGACGCTGGGTGGTGCAGCGACAATGAACTAGGCTACCGACATGCCCGATTGTATTAAGCGGCAAGACGATAGCGAGCAAAGATCTTGCCATTCTGCTTTACGCTGTCCGTAAGGATCGGGAACCCCGCATTGCGAAGCTCGTTGATCCGTGCCGATAGCCTCATGCACCCCCATTTATTAAGGGCTTGCAGGGCGGTGATGGTCTTCCCCTTGAGGAGCCATGATTCTAGTTTGTGTGATACGCTCATAGTATTAGTCTAGTCTTGGAATTTCAAACTCGAATTTCTCATCGAGTTCCATCATAATTGCTGAGTGAATCTCGCTTTCCAGCAAGTCCTCGGATGGTTCATCTGTGTGTTTGTAGGCGCGGCGGAGTCCATAACGGATGCCGTCCTCTACGCAGTTTCGGATTATTACATATACCCTAGGTTTCATTTTTTGTTGTTGTTTGTTGTTTCAGAACGGCTTGGAATGCTCTCTCAAGGATTCCTCTGCCGTTAAGACTTGTCTGACTGCGCTCACGAAGGATCTAGCGTCCTCCTGCGATGTCAACTTGGAAAGTTCACTTTCAAGGCAATAGATACATTCCCTGCCGCCCCGTGCTTGATTGCCGCATCCATTACAGCAAGCGGAGAATGTTGATGGCCACCTTGGATTCTGATACCAGATGTCCGCGATGAGGTTCTCGATCTCTTGGTACTTCTTCATGTTTTCTAGATACTTATTCCTGTGGCCCATCGTCATTCCGTCAATGATCATGGCTCCATCCTTTCACGGCGGCTGTAAAAACGGCAATAGCAGCATCTACGCGCTCCGCATCCTCATGCTTTTGCCAAAGATACTCACTACCAAATTGTGAACGACGATCTTCGTATTCCTCAGCCAGTATTTTTCCAGCCTCCGCCAACCTGTCGCGTTGCTCTGTCACGGCGTCGAGTTCAGACTCAAGCCGATCCAGATCAAATGCGCTGATTGTTACATCATGTGTCCTGCCCACAACTGCCCCCCTTCCATGCTGCAAGTGCTTCTTTGGAAATCCTTAATGCTTCATGGAAGTCATCTCCATCATGCGGAACGCGCTCTTTGTTGATGTCATCCAACACATCGACTAGTTCTTTTCGACACATGAATAAAGCATACGCCAGCCTGTCGCGCTGCTCACGTAGTTCGTAGACCTCCCTTGGTGTCCAGTCCACATCGCATCCGCATTCGCAACTGCATCGGGCTGAACATTGGCATCCTTCGCCGGGTATATATTTCTCTTTCATTGTTTTGTTCCGTATAGTGCTATGAGTAATGCGTCAGAACTCCAATGCGTAGCCTTCTTGTCTGGGAATAGTTCTTGAGCCTTCTGCTTGGTAATGTTCTTGTTGCCCTTCGTCATGCAACCCATAGCCTTCTGCCAGACTTGTGGGCGCACACGCTCGAAGGGTATCCCTGCGGCGGTAAGTGCCATCTCCAGGTTGCCGTAGCCTCGTCCAAAGCTGAACGATGATACCACGCCCATCTGCGGACTGGAGGACACTTGCTCGATGTACGCCTTGTACTTGCGCCCGTCAATCGCTGACCTTGGGAAGTTGGTGATGTCGCGAATAAGCTCCCACAAGTCCTGCAAGGTATCTGGCATCTTCTCGACGCAAGACTTCCCTCGCTCGTCAATCCATGCGATTGCGCCGTTGGCTCCAGGATCTATTCCTATGGTGATTCTACTCATTCCAAAGTTTAAGTTTCAGCTTCTTCGCCAGTCCTATCACGGCATCCACCTCTGTCTCGTCGGAGTTGTTGAATCGGGTTTCGGTCTTGTACGCCACCCATTTTCCATCGTCGCGGCGCATTGTCTTGATTCCCTTCTTCTCCTGCCACTTGAGGCGAGGTGAAAGCTCTTCTGGTAGGTCGTTAAATAGCAACTCCATACTTGTTGGCTAGGCGTTTGAGTGCTTCCATTAGTCCGCTCTTGCGATGCTTGGGCGATGCCAAGGCAGACATGAGGGACACGGTTAAATGCGGGTCGCTGCCAATGGCGCGAACGGGTTTGTAGATTTGTTTTAGTTTCATAGTGTTATTCTTTGATCGTGTTTAGTTCTTTTTTGTGTCTCCAGACTTCAAGACCCCTGCCAGTATCCACGAGGGAGAAGTTGCATCCCCTCATGTCACGCAGGACGGTGCGAAGCCATCTCATTTCGTGCTCGTAGTCTTCTCTGTATGGGCGAGTAAGCGGGACATGACCCAGTTTCTGCGCCTCCATCGGTGTCAACATTTCAATCATAAGTGTTATCGGAAAGTGGTTTGCCCTGCGATGAACCCTCGGGCCAAGGGATGGATACCCATCTTGTCATCACTCAAGATTCCCACATGCTAAAAGGGGACATCGTCGAGTGGATCATCCCACTTGTCGGGATGGAGAGTCGCCTTAATCACGCTTGGCTTCTGTGCCTCCCAGTCAACAATCTTGCAGTTGCCAAGGATCGGGCCTTTCTCCCCTGCCGCTTTGCGCTCCTTGCTGATCTTCTGGACTACGAATCCATCGTATCCGTACTTATCCTTTTCTTCACGAATCAGAACCGTGACGGAGAGGTATTTCTTTCCGTTCTTTGGCGACTCGTAAAGAGCGGTCTTGTCGATCTTCGTTGTGTCCAGGCTAATGTCTATTGTTTGCTTCATATTGTTATTTGATTGCCCACTTGGGGAATGAGAGTTCTTGGATTCCTTCAACGGCCTTGGGGAACATCTTCTCCGAGACGCATTTCTGGTATTTGGCTATGGCGTTCATGTATCCGATCCGCCCTTGTTCGATGAAATCACCGGACAGGTTGACGATTGCGGTTTCATAAGGCGCAGATGTTTCGACAAAGGCAAGCACGAAATTCGTGCGCTCCAGCCCCGTGGCGGCGTTGAACAGGTCGAGGTAGAGGGCGGCTTGCCAATGGTAGCCTCGGCGCACCACAATGGACGCTAGGTCGTCAGCTTTGCCAATGCTGGAGGTTGTCTTGATGTCCACCAAGTCGTCCCCTGCCTGTGGCACTAGGTCAATCATCCCGCGCACCTTGGTTTCCCCGATCTGCGAGTAGACGGCAACCTCGGTCTTGTACCCGGTGACAAATAGCGGCTGGATGTCAAGGTCATTGAGGATCGACTCCGCGCATTCGTTGGCGGCGTTGAGTTGGGCTTGAGTGATGCAGACCTTCCCCTGTGCTACCATCGAATCCCGCCATTCCTGCGCCGCTTTGGTACGGAATGAGTCGTATTCGCCTACGGCATAGGTTTCGGCGTACTCGGTAGGCGTGAGTGCAAGGCAATGCACAAGGCTTCCAAACTCCATTGCTGGTGTCGTCTCTTTCGGGCCGCTGTGGAACCATTTCCATGGGCTTTGATCGAACTCCCAGAGCATGGATTTAGAGACATACCCGCCCAAGTTGGAGGGGCTTGCGCCCCCCTCGTAATACTTGCGCCCTAGATTGTAGACTAGATTGCTCATGGTTCTACCTCCTTGGTCATTTTCTCGAATGCTTCCGCGATCTTGTCAGCGTGGGGTTTCGTGTTCCCCTTGGGCTTGTCCTCGACAACCTGTGCCTCGACAACCTCAACGGGTTCTGGCTCGGGTTCTGGTTCAGCCACGAATGGGTTTGCCTTGGGTGTCACATTGCGTGGGGGTTCTGCAAAGTCTCGCACCTCGTCCTGCGTGTACATGCCCAGCGACATGTCCGAGGCGTAAGCACGACTCCAGAATGAAGCGGCGCGGTAGCGGAGCATTTGACCAGGCATGGTCAGCCACTTCGAACCATTTTTGGTACTCCACCCCTCTTTTTTGGCCATCTCCAAGGTGATGCGCTCACCTTTGAGTTCCTCGCCTGTCGCCATATCACGGGCCACGGCATAGCATGATGTTGGAGTTTCGTCGTTGTCCATCACGAAGCGCAGGGGCGAGAACTTCCCGCTTGCGTTGATCATGCCGATCAGAGCAGTAGCAGACCACGAAGGCCGCCCGTGGATGATAGCAAGGTTTTGCGTAACCATTAGAGGGTCAAGGCGTGTGCGTTTTGCAACATTGAGGGCAATCGCGCAGTTTGCTACATTCCCCGCAAAGTCCTTGGGGACTAGGGTTGACTTGCTCAACATCATCGCTTGCCGTTGCACAAGCTCGAATGCTTGTGTTTCAGCCGCGACTTGCGCTAGAATGCCCGTGTTTTGCGGTTCGTGCGCCGCAATCGCTTCAGTTTGTGGTTGTGTCTGTTGTGTTTCCATCGTCGATTTTATTTAGGTTGTTTAGTTGTTTTGCGATGTGCTTCCCCACCGCAACGGGGTCGAATAAGGGCAATCCGTCCCTCATTATGTGTGGTATGTAGCCATCTGCAGCCCATAGGGCGACTACGGCTGGCGGCAGTTTCAAGTCGTCTGCCATCTCTTGCAAGCTAAATAATTTAATCACGCTGTTTTTTCTTTTGGGGTTTCCGTTTCCATAGAGGCTTCATTGACCAGGCGTTGGAGGCACTCGCGCACCTTGTCGGCAAACCCGTTGCTATGCTCCACAAGGAACCTCACACGCTCCCGTGCGTGGATGATCGCCCCGTGATGCCGGTCGAGCCGGTAGCCTGTCTCTTGGAGCGAGTGGTTTTCGCTCCATATCGTCGCCACAAGTTGCCTTGGCTCCACCCATCGCGCAAAGCGTGAGCGGCAAAGGATCTGTTCGGGAGTGACCGAAAAAACCTCCGCCACAATGCGAACGAGGAACGCGAATTTGTCCGCCTCCAAATCGTCGTAGAGTTTCCAATTAACTTTCATCAATTATCCCTCCAAGTTTTATGATTTTTCGGCGCGTTTCGTTTGTGTCGATGACACATAACTCAAAGTACCGCAAGGCATCGCACACCCATTCGTCGTTGAGGCCAGCGTCACACATCGCATCGTATAATGCGCCCCATGCCTGCATTTCGAGGTCGTACTCATTTTCGAACCTTGACTCAAGTTTCTTTAGTTTTTTGCTCATGCCGCACCTCCTCCATCCAAGTCGTCATTGACTACATAGGCCGCCCAGACTGCCACGGATAGCAGGCTTGAGCCGTAAAAAGCCCACATTTTCCACTTTGTCGGGGCTTCGAATAGCGAGTCCACAAAAAGGAACAGGAATAGGTGGCCGAAAATAGCCGCCGCCAGGATCATTTGCTTTTTCATGCCGCCGCCTTTCCAGCTCGTTGATATTTCCGCACCTCTCGGAGGATACTTGCCGCCTTTTTTCGCGGTATCTCGCAAAATGACAGCCCAACAAAAACCCCAGCATATCTCCCATACGGGCCTTTGCTTGTCGTGGTCATGTTTACTCGTTCTATCCCGTGCATGTGGATGCTATTTTCGATAAGATAGCTCCACCCGTTTTCTTTTTTCTTTCGTTTCGTTATCATCGTTTCGTTTCGTTTCGTTTGTGGTTCATTCCATGCTCCAATCGTCAATCGGCGGGTCGATATGTTTTCGCTCCCATAGGGTTTCCAATCGGTGCAAGTCGATGCCAAGGCAGGCTAGGACATCCGAGAACGCTTCAGCGTCGATGTTGCAAAGCGCGGCTTTATCGTTTGCGTGATAATCCACAAGCAGAGGGAACATTTCGTGATCCTCGTGGTGGTCGATTTCCTCCACGGCTTTCTGGATGCATTCCAACACCCACGGCGCATCATCCGTGGACACCCCCGCCCCCGTAATGAGGGCAAGGGCTTGCGTTTCCCATTGTGGGGTCATGCCACCCCCCTTTCCAGCTCAGCCATGAGATTGTCAACTTCCCTTTTGCTTGGCTTTTTCGCCTTGCTTACGGCATACCCTGCCGCCCGTAGAGCGGACAAGACCACCGGCAGCTGTGCGGTGAAAACTTTGCCCGTCCCTGCCGTTTGGCTTGCTAGTTCGCGCCATGCATCATCACCCGCTTTGCTTTGTGAAATAAAAGCGGTGAAAAGCCCTTGCTTGCAGTAAATCAAGTCCGCGCTCACGCGTCACCCCCTTTCACCTTGGCAATGACGGCAAGGGCATTTTGCAAGTCTTGATCGCTTGCCATTGGATGGGTAAGGCTTTGCAATGCTTCCAACATTTCCGGCGCGGCGGCGATCAATCGGTCGTTTGCTTCATCCTCCCCCTCATTCCATCCGCGCGTGATTTGAGCTATGGAACAGAGCGTGGTTCCGCCTATTTCCAAGCGTGTCCGCCCGTTGTCGGAGAAAATGCTTCCTTCTCCGTTTCCTGCCCCCATATGCCAAGGGCCTTGTGTGTGTGTGTGTATGTTCATAGTTTCGGTGGGTTATGGTTTAGAATGAGGAAACAATGATGCCGCCGTTGAACTCAATTAGAGTCCCGTGGTCTTGAATGTGCGAGCGGATCAATTCTCCCTTCTCCTCCTCGTCTTCCTCACCGTCCAAATCAATGCCGGCGGATTCGTAGGCGGCGGGAATCGGGCGGCCGTAGTATTCGGAGAGCCAGGTTTCAAGGTCGGCGTATTCGCTCCACTCGCAACGGATTGCCACATGGTCAAACTCCATCTCCTCCCCCGTGCCTTCTTCGAGTTCTTCGAGGTATTGAGCAAGGGCAAATGCACCCGCACGGCTCCAATTTGCGTTTCCATCGTCGATCAATTCATGAGCGATTTCGCTTGTGGTCAGTGTCTTTTTCATCGTTGTTTTCCTTTCGTTGTTGTTGTTGTTGTTGTTGTAGTCTCTTCAGCATGGGCTTGACCCATGGACGGCTCGCGCCGTTTCGACTTGTAGGCTATGCACACTTGCTAGCAATGCAAGCGGGTTTTTGATTTATTTTTGGAGGTTCAAAGGTTCACTTGCACGCACGCGCATTTCAAGGTCAGACGGCCCCCACGCCCCGCCGCAAATGGCAATGGCAATGCCAAGCAATGCCACAAGGGCAAGGGCAAGGAAAAGGTCGCGGATCATGCTACCTCCTTTCCAATGGCTAAACCTTGCAATGCGAGAACGACCATTGCGGGGATTTCCCTTTGCTTGTGCCATTCGTCCATGTCCTTCGGTTCACCTAGTGCCGCTTTTGTGAAGTCGCGAATGATATTCAAGCTGTCTGCTTGGATGCGTCCTGCGTCTACCAGCTCACGGAGTGAGAGACCCGTCCAATTTTTGTGATTGAGCACGAGGCTCACGGATTCGATTTGTGTCGTTGTCATATTGTCGTAGTGTTTGGTGTTAAGCGTTGCGCTCGCAACTGGTGAGACAATCGCATGACGCGGAGAGATTGCCAACAATATTTGCCAATATCTCAAAAATAAATTTCAACTTTATGCTTGCCAACTCACCAAACCCCTTAAATCAAAGCGTTTCCCTCAATTCCAAACCATGAAAAAATCTTGCGGCCAGCGTCAACTTCCAACCCATGGAACAACCAAACCGCCAAGGAACCAAGCATTCAAGCGTCTAGTCATTCCCTATAAGGTAGGGTGATGAAGTAAAGCGGAGAGAATAAGAAGCAAAGGGAATAGGATAGCACGCTATGGAATCCATTCCATCACTTGAAAGAATCAATCACCGCGCTTGATGAATGAATAACCTTGTTTGATGTCGTGCGCACATCACGCTATGGCGCGATGGCTTACGTAAGGGGGTTACGCTTGGAGCGTATTATAGTCATGTCGCAAAAGTTGTCAACGATTAAAAGCTGTGAATAAGTGTGAACAATTATTGTTGGCGATGAATCTCAGCAAATAAGCATGTTCCACAAGGTTGGCGTGGAACACAAGTCGACGCACCATGGCACAGCTGTATATGTTCCACGGAAATGTTCCACGGAGCAAGGCAAGGCACACTCTCCAGCCAAGCGCGTGATTCAAGCGACACATTCAAACGACCGCTTGCATTGCCGGCACTGATCACATGAACACTGCACGCTTGAACACCAGGCTAATCATTACCAATCCACTAAGGTATGACGGGGGGAGGGGGTCGACCAAGAAATTATTTTTATTATTGCCATCCATAAACCAGCCCCACAAAAATTGTTACAATGGGGTAGTTCCCGTTCGGGGTTATTTGTGGATAGGTCTAGTGTATTGTGCTTAAATGTGCTAGATAGGTAACATTTGTGTTTATGGTTGACATAATGTGTGGGATTGTGGTAATTGGTTGTGTGAGCGCGAGATGGACTTGTGCTTAGAAACTTATTTACATTATGCCAAGAGGCGATTCATACGATCTTCAAGGTCAAGGCGGCGGACAGGTGTACTCTGGTACGGATGCGGCTACTGGGCCATTCCGTTGGGTTCAGACTGTGAACGACACTGTGTTTAGTGTGTTTGTTGCGCCTAACCTTACGAATGCTAGCACGAAGCTGATCACCATTACGATTCCTGCTGGGGTTGGCATTGGTGGTAATATTACGAGCTTCACGCTTACATCTGGAGCGGTTATTGCGTATCGTGCGTAATGTCCCAGTTTCGGTCTACTGGTGGGTTGGATGACGCTATCGGCAGCGATAACGACCGTGGATTCTTTGGTGTAAACCAGAGATTGCAGCTTAACCAGTTGGAGGCAGGTGAGGTAAGGGAAAGCCTTAACGGACGCATGGAGGGCTTCTGGAGGCCGCGCAAGAGTGTGGTGTCTGTTAGCCCTGTACTGACTACTGGAGGCACTCCGTTGAACCTTCCGTTCCACATTCTCCCAAGCCCATTCTACTTGGCTATCACCGCTGTGTCGTATTCCGCGAATGTGGTAACGATTACCGTGGCTGGACATGGGTTGACTATTGGGGAGGCTGGCAACCTTACGGTTAGCGGCATTACCTTTACTGGCACGGATAACAATGGGGTCAAGGCTGTGACCGCGGCTACCGTGGACACATTGACCTTTCCTGTTACTGGCGTGACTGCTGTGGCACTAGAGGCAACCCCAAGGATTACACAGATCAACATTAACGATGCCGCCTCCAGCGATGTGTTGGCATCCTGCATGTTCTCTGACCCTAACGAGTCCAACAAGGAGTACATCATTGTTGCGCTGGAGACTCTGGCGAAGAAGATCGACCTTTCTACGACACCCTACACGGCAACGACCATTCCGTATCCCGTGGGAGCCACCGTTGGGAGTAACTGCGATATGTTGCAGTGCTTCGACAAGGTGATGATCATGCGGGATGGGCAACAAGCTCTTGAGTGGTATCCTAATGGAAGGGCTATTCTTTCTGCGTCCTCCAACGCGACCGCTAGTCCAAATACCGTGGTGACAATGAGAGTCCGTGAACACGGGCTAACCGTTGGTTCGTCTGTGGTTATCGCTGGGCTTACCAGTGGTACTCCTCCAAATGGGACATTCACGGTGGCAACAATCGTCGACCAAGACTCATTTACCTTTGTGGCATCTGGGATTTCTACTAGCACCACATTTGTAACCACGGCAGCAACCATGACTGATGGGTTTACCCTGTCCCCCGGTGGTGCTTACACCCAGCCACAGGTTTTCAACATCCAAGCCAAGGATGTCGATGTAGTTAGTGGACTTGTTTCTGCCAAAGTTGTTGGGAATACGACAATTTTTGCTGGTGATGTAATTATCGTTTACTCAACAGCTACTGCTGATTTTCAAGCCATGCTTGGTAATTCCTACCAAGTGGTAAATGCTACCACTACGCTTATCGAATGGTATGCCCCTATCGGGAACTACAATACCTCTGCATCTGATATATTCGAGTTCGGTGGAAGGTTCAGCGCTGGCGGTGGATTTATGCACCAACCCGGCGCGCCTTGGGCTACCTACTTCCAGCGCAGGTTGTTCGTTCCGTTCTACTACTCCCAATCTGGCACTTTTAGCGCACCAGTCTACACTAGCAGAAAGATTTCTGACGAGATCGCGGTTTCCGACCTACTAGACACTACGACCTTTGACCAGATCGAGAATCAGTTCCGTATTACTGGTGGCACTGCCGACTATGTGGTGGCGATGCATGGTTTCTACGACGATTCCTTGGTGGTCTTGAACCGCAATAGCATCCACCTTGTGGCACAGACCCAAGGAAGCCTGTCTGACACCGTGGTCAAGGAGCTTACTGGCGAGGTTGGGTGTTTAGCTCGCAAGTCCGTGGTCATGCAGGCTAACAACATGCTATTCTTGGCCGACGAGGGCATTTACGGGCTTACCTTCCTTAACGATTACAACCTTCGCGGCACGGAGGAGCCACTTTCCAAGAACATTCAGCCGTACATTGACCGCATTAACAAAAATCTTGCGGGTAATTCGGTGGCGGTTTACTTCAACAACCGCTATTACATCGCAGTTCCGCTGGATTCTGTAGCTGGAGGAAACGATGCCCGTGGAAATAACGCGGTTCTGATCTACAACTTCTTGAACAAGGGCTGGGAATCGCTGGATACCTATGGGGATTCTAGGTTTCTAATTAAGAACTTCATCACAGCAAGTGCTGGGGTGCGGAATAACCTGTATGCCGTTAGTTCCAATGGTGGCTTGCACCAAGTTGACGCTTCCGACTCGTCCACAGACCGCTTGAGCGTTACGAATGAAAGCACAGATGTGGTTACTCCCACGATCAACTCGTATGTGACTAGCCGTGGGTACGACTTTAAGACCCTTGAGCGCAAGAGGTTTACTGATGCCCAAGTGCAAATGCAGAACTTGGCGGGAGAGACTGGTGAATACGACATTGCGTTTGCCACCGAAGACCCAGACTCTGCAGAGAGTATTGGCACTACTACCACATTCCTTGGTGGTCAGATCCTATCACCCAGCAGCCCTAACGAGGCTGAAACCGCAAGCATCCGATGCAGACTTGGTGGTCAGCGCGGCTATACTGGGACTATCACATTGACAAGGACTATCGGTTCACCTAAGATCCATTCTATTCAAGTGGCGGGTTCCATCACTAACAGACAAATTCTATCACAAAAATAATATGGGCGTTGTAAATACAACCTACACATTTACAAGCACTGACACAATTACCAGTGCTAAGATGAATAACATCATTGATGATACGACATTTACCAGCGATGCAATCCAAGGAACAACCTTGCAGGTCGTATCTCCGGGTAAACTTGCCGTGTCTGCTGGTGGAATTACATCTAATGAGCTTGCTTCTAGCGCGGTCACCCAAGCGAAGCTGGGAACGAATGTGGTTGGAAACGGGCCGGCCTTTAGCGCATACCCAAGCACCGACCAAGCCGTTGCAACTGCTTCAGGCATTAGGGTTGTTTTAGGTTCTGAGAGTTTCGATACAAACAGTAATTTTGCAAGCAGCAGATTTACGCCAAGCGTAGCTGGATACTATTTTTTTCATGGTGTGATTGGAATGACTGTAGGTGACGCTGAAGACCTTTGGGCGTTAATATACAAAAATGGATCTCCTGTCGCGGATGGGGCTAGGATCAACGGTCAATCTTATAGCGCATCTGTATCTGGTTTAATTTACATGAATGGCTCGACTGACTATGCTGAATTGTATGTGCGACATTTAACTGGATCAAATCGCACAATCCTTGCTAATGGTACTGTGTTTCAAGGCTACCTTGTTAGATCAGCTTAATAGAAAGATAAATTTATGAACCTAAAAGATTTACTTAAAGTAGCTTCAGTTGTTATAGTTGGACTTTCCATAAATTATTTTGCATCAGATACTGGAATTAATCAATGCTGGCTTCCACTTGCAGCCGCTGTAGTTGGTGGTGGTCTTTCCTTTCTTGGAAGCAGAAAGTCTGCTAAAGCAGCCGAGTCTGCGGCTAGAGACATGCCAGAACCAATTGATATTTTCGCTAGGCCATACAATACGGTTAAGGGAAAAAAAGTTTATGGTAAGAGTTTGGCCCAGCAGCAAGCTGAGGGCATGCTTGGATACTACAAACAAAATGTTCCCGGATTCCTTGCTCTACAGAAAA